GTCCTTGCGCGGAGGGAATGTTTAAATCCTGACTGCGCCCGGAGAAAGTCCTGTTAAAGTGCTTTCGGACGCGGGTTCGACTCCCGCCGCCTCCACCAATGAAAAAACCTCGCAGTTTCAACGGCTGCGGGGTTTTTCTTGTATTTGCAAGGGTTTTCAAGCTTACATGTTTACGCATTACTTGCGATATCTGCAAGTTATATTCCGTTAAAACACGACTTTTGCAGATGAATTGCAGATGAAATTACAGATGAAATTCGGATTCAAAAAAGCCGTCAACGGCATCTGCCACTGCTACGGCTTTATCATCCATGGTGTGCTGATATACGTTTTTAAGCATGTTGTTTGTGGAGTGCCCCATGCGCTCCATTGCGTATTTGTCCGGGACATTGAGCCTGAGCATGACCGACGCGTTTACATGGCGGAGGTCGTGGAAGCGGAACGGCTGAACTCCGCAGCGGGCACACGCGCGTTGCAGATGCTTATATAGGACATTTCTGGTTGCGTGGACAATATACTCATCTGTGTGCGGTGTTGCGTCAAGCAGCCCCATAATATACGGCGGCACTTTCAGTTTTCTGTTTCCACTGTAAGTTTTGGGCTGCTTGAGCTGCGGGCCGTTCTCACCGTCTACCATTGCTTGCTTAATCGTCAGGATATCACCGTCAAGACAATCCCATGTTAGACCTCTGATCTCCGATGTACGGAGACCGAGCCAGACAGCCAGAAGGAAAGGCAATTCAAAGTCCGTGCCCTTGCAGTCTTCGTGTAGAATTCTGATCTCGTCCATGGTAGGGATTTTGATTTTAGGTGCTTCCTTCTGAGGGAGAGATATACGGAACACTTTATCTGGGAATTCCTCTGCCATTGTCGCAGTAAACAGGCCGTAAGCGTTGCGGACGTACTTGGGCGACTTTTCCCGCGCCATCTTATTCACGGCACGCTGCACGCGATCCTGCGTCAACGCGGAGCACTTAACGCTCATCAGCTCCGGGAAAACCGCCTTGCGGAGTTTTCTGTACCCGTTGACGGTGGAGGGGGAGAGTATCGCGTCCTTGCTGTCAATATATCGGTCGATAGCATCACCAACCGTGCGCTCGGACGCACGAGCGGCAGACTTTGCGCCGGACTTCAACGCGGCCGCTTCATTCTCTGCCTGCCTTTTGGTAAGAGCTGTGACGGACACGCGCTTTCCGTCTACCATGACGCTGACATTCCAGTTGCCGGACGGTAGCAGTTTTGCTTTCGGTATCTTCATTCAAATCCCCCTCCAATCAATGTACAAGCACCATGCAGCCAGCAGAACGATAATGACAAACATTACAGCAATCACGCCGTTGCGGATACGGACGCCGCGCCGCATGATCTCGATCATGTCCGCTTTCGCATCAACGTGACGTTCCAACTCATCATTCCGCGCTTGCAAGGTTTCTTCTGTTGGCGTCAAGTGTTCGGAGATATCGAACACTTCATCAAGCGATATTCCAAGCGATTTGCAGATTGGCACGACGGTGTAGATGGACGGAGCTTTAGAAAACTTGGAAAAGAAATTCTGCACGGTGGACAGCGGTACGCCGGAAACGTCGGAAATGTCTTGATAGGTCAGTTTCAAATCTTCTTTACGGATTCTGCACACTTCTTGAATGTTCATTTACGCCACCTTAATTTTTTCGATTTTTGCGCCGCAAAGTCGCAAGATGAGGGCTTGTCGAACCGTGTCGAGCGCTGTCTTATTGCAATGTTTCGGTGTTGAATTGCCAAGGTAAAGCGGAGTATGGTCAAGACATGCAGCGGCGACCGCTTCCCGCTGGCTGCAAAAAGGCACTGCCGTTTGTTGCAGAGGGCGGCAGTGCCTTTAGTTACTTATTGCTTCTCAAGTTTTACGGTCTGCGTAACTCCCATGGCAGACACTTCGTAACTGATTACGCCGCCCTGATAGGTAAACGTCTTGGTGTCATCGCCGCTGGCGAGAATTGCCATATCGGTCTGGTCTTTATCATTTTCCGATTCCCAGGTGTACGGCTCATCCGCCGTGGTAGGGGCATCGAAAGAACCGGCCCAATAGAGGGCTTTTGTGTCTCCGTTATCAGATACCCAATACACCTCAATGGCATCTCCGGAAATAGTAGCGGCCTGCCATGCGTCCTCTGCATCGCTGTTTGTCTGCTTCCATTCTCCAACGAGATCGGGCGGAGTTTCCGGCTCATTTTCTGGCTCGGACTGATTTGTTTCCCCGCAGGCGGTTAACATGCCGAGCGCGAGAGCCGAAGACAGCGCGATAAGCAAAAACTTTTTCATCTCAACTCTCCATTTTCTTATATTTTCGACTGCACAAAGTGCAATAATCAACATATAGCCCCGTTACAAAAATATTTGGAGGGACATAATTATGGACGAACAAACGAAAAAAGCGGCAGAACTTTTTGCCAACCTGACGCCAGAGCAGAAAAATATTATTCTTGCGATGGTTGACAACCTTCTATCACAGCAAGCACTGCACTCTTCTGCTGCGGAGACAATCGGCTAAACCCGGCAATAAGCTGCGCAAGCTGCGCATCCTCACCCTCGGCCTTCGGATCGTGGGCTTCTTTTACGCCCTCGGCCTCGACCGGAGACTTGGGGGCGTCAATGCCCATCAGATAATCGGCGGATATATGAAAGTGTTTTGAAATTTGTGGAAGATAGTCCGTATAACTTTTATACTTCCCGGATTTCCATTTATAAATTACTCCTCGTGGGAGACCCAGGGCTATTTCAATTTCCCTATCCGTCATTCCAGAACTGTCAAAAAGCGGTTTAATCTTATCATTAAATAAATCCATAATATGCTTGCCTTTCACTAAAATAGTGAATACAATAAAATTGCCTTATCAAATAGGGAGGAGCTGCCTTATGAAAAAAGAAAACTTGCAATCCATTACCGTTTCGTGCTTTGGGAAGTATTACAGTGTAAAAATTAGCGGCGTTGAGATCAATAATGTCAAGGCGTATCATTTGGAGCAGAACAGCGATGGTAGTGCACGCTTGACGCTCGATCTTGATTGCTGTTTTGCGGAAACTCAGGCGGCCTTAAATCAGCCAGTTGATTAAAGCAGACGCGATAGCTCCCGTTATCCACGAATTGCGCTCCATACAAGCACCGAATTTACTTAATAGCCCCGGTTTTGGCGTTTCTTGCCCTGCGAGAATCTTTTCTAAAATGGAAATGATCTCTTGCAGGGTTTCTTTATCATCCCCGCCGTCTCGCTCAGCACGCTCTTTCATCTCTTGGATAGAAACGGAGACAGAATTGTTATTGCCAATTACCGAGTTTGTAACGGTTCCAATATTAAAAATTGTTTGCGATTGAGGTACAGGGGGTTCCGGGTTAGGTGTTTTCTGATAGTAAACGGTCAAATAATTTGCGACGCCATTAAAGTATTCTGTTGAAATTTCAGAAACATATACCGTTCTTCCGTCAGGGAAAGTCAGGGAGTCTCCTTCTTTTATATCGACCGTTGGGAGGAAAGTGATAGCATCTTTCCCCCGCATTTTATCGCAATTCGGCAAACCCTTTTCAGTGGATACGGTTTCTTTGTTTCTTGCCACTAAAAAGCTTACCCCTTGGGTTTTAATAAAATCACCGATTGGCATTTTTATCTCCTATGCCATTTTGTATTTATCCGCTAATTCAAACCTGAGAAAATTGTGTAATGCACCAAGATTCACTATTTTAGCGAAAATCGATTGACTTTCACTAAAATAGTGAATATAATAGCCTTACAGAACTTAATTAAGGCAACAAAAAACCAAGCCCCCAACGGATTTCCCATTTTGCGGACTTATAACCGATATTTTGTTGGCTGACACTTACATAATAGCGGTGTTGGTTGCGTTTGTCAATATAAAGTTCTGAACTTTATAAGGAGGGGAGAACGCTTGGAATTAAAGGCAATCCGAGAAAATGCCGGTTTGCGGCAGGAAGACGTAGCAAAGAAACTCCGCGTAAGAGTTTCCGCGGTGTCTAACTGGGAACGCGGTGTGAATGGTATCGCAAGCAAGTACATTAGACCACTGACCAGATTGTACGGCGTGACCGAAAAGGAAATCAGAGCGGCATCGGAAGCCGCGCAGACTGCAAGAGCGGATAAGGAGGGCGCATGAACTGGATTATTGTAATCGTTGCCGGGATCATTGCCATCTGCGTTTCACATTGGTTTGATGGAAAGATAGGTTCCTCTTTGTGCCTGTTTGCAGTAGAAACAATCTCTATCATTGCCATAGTCACGGCGGTAGTGGTTATCCTTGTGGGCGTGCTCGAAACGCCACAGTCCATCAATAACTTTAACCGCCAAAAGGCATACATCGAAATGCACGAAGCGAAAAACGCCGTGGAAGATGCGGCGTTGACTTCCAAGAAAATCGAGCTGAATGAGTGGCTTTATGACGCACAGTGCAGCAAATCCCGATTCGGGAGTTGGAGCTTTTACCCAGACAGCATTTTTGATCTGGAGCCGATCGAATGAAGGGGCATAAGAAAAGCCCTGTTCAGCGTAGCAGGCCGAACAGGGCACCGGACAAATCTCACCACAAGATATTGTGTCCGTGCTCATTGTAGCACGGAAGAAAGGAAAAGGCAAGATGCTAAAGCCACAACAGTTAACGCGCCGGCGAAATGACCTTGAGCGAGCCGTGCGCGGCGCGATGGGACGGGCGCTGATTCGCACCGGCAAGGAGCTGGGCGAGGAAATCGGCTTATCGGAAACGCAAATCTGTAACAGAATGGCGGGGCGTTCCCGCTGGACGTTAGAAGAAATCTGGGAACTTGACCGAGTTTTGCAATTTACGGACGCGGAAAAGCTCATGCTGATCGGAGGCACGAAATGATTGACACGCTGTTTTTCGGCGGCATCGCCGCTGCGGTGATCGCGCTCAACGGCTGCGACTTTACGACGGGGCTTTCTGTCATCGGCGCGTGCGCGGTATGCAAGGCGCTGTATGACCTGCTGCCCTACATCGACAGGGGGTGCAGGCGATGAGACGGCACGACAAGCGCACGAGAGAGCAGCGCAAGGCCGATGAATCGGCGCTGTTTGCGGCGGCGTGCTTGGGCGCAACGATCCTTTTGATCGTGATCTCAATCCTCGCCACCAGCGCGCAGGCGGTCGATGCGGAACCGGAAGAAGCGCCCATCGTAGAGGAGTATGATCCCGCGTGGGACATTCCTGCGACCGAAAGCGCGGTGTGCAACGACGTGTTTCTTGGAGAGTTTACGCTGACGGCCTATTGCCCCGGGCGCTGCTGCTGCGGCAAGTGGGCAAGCGGCTACACCGCGACCGGCACGCTGGCGACCGAAGGACGCACGATCGCGGTCGACCCCAAGGTGATCCCCTACGGCACGCACGTCCTGCTGATCTGGCCGGACGGCACGCAGCGCAGCTACATCTCGGAGGATTGCGGCGGCGGCGTAAACGGCAACCACATCGACGTGTTTTTCGACGACCATCAGGCGGCGCGCGTCTTCGGCGTGCAGAGCGCAATGGTGTATTTGGAGGCGGAGGAATGATGCACTGCGAATCGTGCGGCGCGGATTTCCGAGAGCCAGCTCTTTATGCATACCGCGAAAATATGGACGATGAGAACTGGACGATTACCACTCAAACCGTGTGCCCTTATTGTGGCACAGACAATATTACGGAGGTAAAAGATGAATCTTTATCAGATTGATTCCGCGCTTGCGGAATGTGTAGATGCCGAGACCGGTGAAATCCTTGACGTTGAAAAGCTCTTGGAGCTGAACATGGCAAGAGAGCAGAAGATCGAGAACATTGCGCTTTGGATTAAAAACGACGTCGCCGAAGCAAAGGCGATCCGCGAAGAAGAGAAGACCCTTGCGGCGCGCAGACAGGCTTTAGATCGCGCGGCAGAGAGCAAGAAAAAATATCTTGATTCTGTGCTGAACGGCGAGAAGTTTTCCACCCCCCGATGCTCCATCAGCTACCGCAAGACCACGAGCGTTGAGGTCTCCGACATGGGCGCGGTGGTGGCGTGGATGCTCGCCAATGGTCACGACGGCGAGGTTACTTACAACGCCCCCACGGTGAGCAAGACCGACCTTGCCCCGCTGCTGAAAAGCGGCACCGAAATCGACGGTGCAACGCTCGTGCAGGGCATGAGCATGGGGGTGAAGTGATGGAGTACAACTTTGGCGAGAACGTAGAGGAATACAGCCAAAAGCAGGGGAAGAAAATCCCAGTTTGGCAATCCGACAAGTACAAAGAGAGCAAGAAAAAGGCTTGCGAGATCATCGAAAGCGGGAAGTATGGACTTTCCCCCGCAGATTTTTGGATTCTGATGAACGAGACGAAAAGCGGCAAGATGGGTTATACAGGTCTGATTATCTCTCACAACGGCTGCTTGAAAATCAACGACAAATTGGAAAAGCCGTTTAATCCGATGTCCGTTACCGAAGATAAGTGCGGATACGGCGGCGCGCTGGTTTTTACCTATTGCGATAAAGACCAGGGATTATATGAGGTTGGCGAAGTCACACAGAAAAACTGCAAGAACGATTATCCGTATGCGATGGCGTTTAAGCGTATGTTTGACCGCGTTGTGCTGAAACTTTCCAAGCTCGCTTATTCCGGCATTTACAGCGAAGCGGAGAGTGATTCGTTCCGCGACCCGGTTGATGATACCAGGACCCCGAGCAATGGAAAATTAGAAAAACCGCCTAAGCAGGATAAGAAGCCGAGTAAGGAAGAGATGGCCGCATTTAACGCGCAGTACAAGCGAGAGGTCAAGAAAAATACTTGCAAGGACTGCGGAATGCCTATCTACCCGGTGACGCACGGCGGCAAGTTATATTCCGTTGCCGAGATTGCGGAGAACGCGATAAATACCTATAAAGCGCCGCTCTGTTGGTCGTGCATGATGGCGAGGAGAAAAGCGAATGAAAGCCCGACTTCATGATTTATCCCTTGCGCGCGATGGTAGGTATTTACTCACCATCGCTACGCGGGAGAACGTCGGCACACTGTACGACGAGCTGCACGAGGTAGACGTTGACGTGACCGTCAAAAAGCACCGTGAAAAACGAAGCCTCGATGCCAATGCTTACTCATGGGTGTTGCTGGATAAGCTCGCAGAAGCCACAGGAACGCCCAAGAGCGAGATTTACCGCCGAGAGGTGCGGGACGTTGGCGGCAACACAGAAACCGTCTGCGTGCGCGAGAAGGCCGTGCAGAAGCTATGCGACGGCTGGAACAAGAATGGTATCGGCTGGCAGACGGAAGTGATGGACAGCAAAATTGACGGCTGCAAGAATGTGGTGCTGTATTACGGCTCGTCCACCTTTGACACAAAGCAAATGTCACGCCTGATTGACAACATCGCGCAGGACTGCAAGGAGCTGGGCATTGAGACACTGACCCCGCAACAGCTTGACGCACTAAAGGAGGAATGGGGCAGATGACTAAAAGCATCATGCAGGGCAAAAGAGAATGCTATATCTCAGGATTCTCGACGAACCTCGCGCGGCATCACATTTACGGTGGTGGCCGTCGGCAACTATCCGATATTTGGGGCTGCTGGGTGTGGCTGCGTGCCGACTGGCACAATATGGCCGATTACGGCGTGCACGGGAAAGACGGTCACGAGCTGGATATGCGGCTGAAACGCGAGTGTCAGAAGCGGTTCGAAGAACTTTATGGACACGATACTTTTATGGCTGTATTCAAGAAAAACTATTTGGAGGACGAATCATGTTAAACAGAGTTTGCATCATGGGTCGCATTACGCGCGATCTGGAACTGCGACGCACGCAGGACGGAACGGCGGTCACGAGCTTCACCGTTGCCGTCGACGACGATTTCAAGAGCAAAGCAACCGGAGAGAAGAAAACCTATTTCCTCGACGTGGTCGCGTGGCGACAGTCGGCTGAGTTTGTCTGCCAGTATTTCGGCAAAGGCCGCATGGTCGTGGTCGAGGGCAAGCTCACCGTCCGCGACTGGAAGGATAAGGACGGCAACAATCGCCGCAACACCGAGATCATCGCCGACAATATCTACTTTGGCGACAGTAAGCGCGCCGATACAGCCGCACCGCAATACGCCACAGAGAGCGCCGCAGGCGACTTTGCGGTGATCAGTGAGGACGACGGCGATCTACCGGTTTAAGGCGGTGGAGGCATGGCAAGAAACTATGCAGCACTCCCCTATGACTATTTAGAGGAGATGGATGCGCTCAACGATGCAGAGTTCGGTCGGCTAACGCGGGCATTGCTGGTTTACAGCATGACGGGAGAGCAGATAGCGCTTTGTGGCAATGAGAGATTCTTTGTCAAACGCATGATGGCGCAGGAAGACCGCTTTAAGGCAAGCTATGACGATATTGCTACAACGAGGAGCGAAGCTGGCAAGGCTGGGGCTGCCGCAAGATGGCAAAATGGCAAACGCATTTTTGCTAATGGCAAAAATAGCAAAGCCATGCCTGCCAATGGCAAAAATGGCAATACCGAAACCAATACCGATACCAATACCGAAACCAATATCCAGCTATCTAACGATAGCAAGGGAGAATATTGCGCTGAGCCGCAAGCGGCTGACGCGCCGCCGGCGATTTCTTTGCCGCTGAATGACGGGACTTTTTTCGACGTGTCGGAGAACGACAGGGCCAAATGGTCGCAGCTCTATCCGAACGTTGACGTTCTACAACAGCTCAGACACATGGCGGGGTGGTGCGATGCAAACCCTACCAAGCGAAAGACGCGCGGGGGGGTTAAGCGTTTCATTACTAATTGGCTCGCCGAAGAGCAGAACAAGGGCGGCAAGGCACCGCAGAATAGGCCGTTTGTCGGCGGCGATGTATTCGCCGAGATGTTGGAGGAGGAAAAGAACCGTGGAAAGAGCTGACGTAATTAGCCTTTTAGGGCGATTAAAACAGGCCTATCCGCAGGCCTATGCCAAGATGACCAGAGCAGAAGCCGAAGAGATGGTTGCCCTCTGGTCGGACATGCTGGGCAATGAAGACCCCGCCGAAGCGATGGACGCAGTGAATGCGCTGATTGCCGAGGATACGAGGGGATTCCCCCCGAAGGTCGGCCAAGTGCTGGCAAAGATCAGGGGCGCAGCTTCCCCGCGCGTCTCGGTGGCTTGGATGAAGCCATACATCGAGCGGCTTGCCGAACAGGAAGCATTTCTGCCGAGTGTTTCGCGCTATGCAAGGGAACACGGGCTGACGTGGGAAGCGGCTGCTGCCGAGATGGGAGGTTAACACATGGGGATTGATATTTCTCAGCTTGGCAAAGATGCTCAAGCGCAGGTTATGGCAAAGATGGCCGTGCAGGAAGTCAAAAAACGGAGCAAGTACGGGAACCGAAAAGTCGTGCGCGACGGCATCAAGTTTGATTCCGAGCGCGAGGCGGCGCGGTTTGCGGAGCTGAAAGTGCTGCGCGCGATGGGCAAGATTCGCGATTTGCGGCTGCAAGCCAATTTCACACTCGTGGAAGGTTACACGACCATTGAGGGGGAGAGGATCAAGCCGATGGTCTACAAGGCAGATTTTACCTACGAGCGGGCGACCGTGCCGGACCAAAATGGCACGGTGTACTGGCTGCGCGAGGTAGAGGACGCAAAGGGCATGAAAACGAAAGACTATCTGCTGAAAAAGAAACTGATGCAGGAGAAGTACGGCATCACGATCCGCGAGGTGTGAGATGAGCTTTGAGCACTGCCACAGCTGCAAGCCGCCGACGCGGCACGTAGGTTGTCACGGCGATTGCCCGTACTATCAGGCGGATATCGCCAAGTACAACGAGGCGAAGGAAGAAGAAGCGCGCCAAACGCAGGAACGCGGTGCCTATTGGGGCGCGCGGCAGTTTAAGACAAGACGCTATCAACGAACGAAATAAGGGAGCAAGAAAAGATGTTGACAGAAAAAGAGTTGGGCGAACGGCTCAAAAACGTTCGCGAAGTGCGCCGCATCAGCCAGTTCCGGCTTGGCGAAATGGTGGAATGCGGGCAGGGACATATCGGGAAACTGGAAAAGGGTGAGCACTACCCGAAGTTGCCGACGCTGTACAAGATCAGCGAAGCGCTGAATATTTCCGTAAGCGATATTTTGTCGGAATCTCCGCCATCAAAGGATGGGATGCTTTCGCCGGAGGAAGTCGGCGCAAACATCCGCAAATGGAGAATCATGCGTGGGCTTGGCGTGAAGAAACTGGCGGAAAAGTCGGGCGTATCGCGCAACAGCATCCGAAACCTTGAGACCGGCAAGTGCATGAGCTTCCTGCTGACGTATCAGTACATTGCCGAAGCGCTGGGCGTGACCGTCGGGACGATACTCGGTGAGACGGGCGGTGTGGAATGATGAAAGCTGTGCCATTTAAGACGGTGGTGTATCCACAGCTAAAAGAAGCTTTGCAGTCATCGGGCATGACACCGCCGGAGTTGAGCAAGAAACTCGGCGTTTCCCCGCTCTGCGTGTGGCGATGGACAACGGGGAAGAACGAATTCAGTATTCGCGTGATTAAAGCGATCCTTGCGGTGACGGGGCTGACATTTGAAGAGGCTTTCGGGGAGGTGCGCGCATGAGCAAAATCGCGAGACCGAAAACGCCGTTTGAGTTCTGCGTTTATCCGGTGCTCAAGGAGGCGTTGGAAAAGACGGACTACAATCAAACCGAACTGGCGCAATCCCTCGGCACGTCGCAGTTTACGGTGTCGGCGTGGGTACGCGGCGACCGCGATGCAACGGTGCGGCTGCTGCTGGCGCTGGAAGATTTGACGGGGATGACGTTCCGGGAGCTGTTTGCAGAATGCGAGGGGGGAAGATGACAAAGAAAATTCTTGACGTGACCTGCGGGAGCAGAACGATTTGGTTCAACAAGAACCATCCTGCTGCAATTTACTGCGACGTTCGGGACGAGGAATGCACGGGGGTCTGGAAGAGTACCAACAGAGATTCAGAACGGGCCTGCATCGTGCATCCTGACGTGCTGTGCGACTTCGCGGATCTACCGTTCCCTGATAATTCTTTCGCTCTGGTCGTATTCGACCCGCCGCACCTTCGGCGCGTCGGTGAAAATTCGTGGTTGCGGAAGAAGTACGGGAAGCTCGGCGAGAATTGGCGCGAAATGCTGCATGACGGATTCCGCGAGTGTATGCGCGTATTAAAACCGGACGGCGTGCTGATTTTTAAGTGGGCAGAAACGCAAATCCCCGCCGCAGATGTTTGGGCAGCAATCGGAGAACGCCCCCTTTTCGGGCATCATAGCGGCAAAAAATCGCAGACTTTTTGGGGATGCTTTATGAAGCTGGGGGAAGCGGATGACCGGGTATAGCAATCAGCCGATTCCTAAAGAGGCGGCGAAACAGCTTTTAGCCCTTGACTTGCAGGACAAGGAAATCTTGAGCTACGAGAAGATCGACCAATGGTATACCGCATGGGACGGCAAGTGCTATGTGTCGTTCTCCGGCGGCAAGGATTCCACCGTGCTTGCATATCTGGTTGCACGTTACCTGTCGAGTTTCCGCACGCCGCCGTGGGCGCTGACGCTGGTATTCGTCAACACGGGGCTGGAATACCCAGAAATCCAGAAATTCGTGAACACATACGCGGATTGGCTGCGGCACGAGTTCCCGCGCGTGACGGTAGAGATTGTGCGGCTGCGCCCGAAGATGAACATTCGGCAGGTCGTGCGAAAGTATGGGTATAGCATCGTGAGCAAAGAGGTGGCAACTTGCGTATGGCTTGCGAGAAAAAGCGGAAGTGGAACGAGAATGGCGCGGCTGCGCGGCGAGCTACTGACGCCGGACGGCAGGAAAAGTCCGTTTTGCTGCGAAAACTGGGAATTTCTGTTGCAAGCTCCGTTCCTGATCTCTGGCGAGTGTTGCAGGGTGATGAAAAAAACGACGGCGCACAGCTACGAGAGCAAAAACAAATTAAAGCCCATGACGGCGACGATGGCAGAGGAGAGCCGCCAGCGTATGACAAACTGGCAGAAAACGGGGTGCAACGCCTTTGAGGGAAAGCGGCCAATGGGAAAGCCCATGAGCTTTTGGACAGAGCAAGATGTGCTTCGCTTCATCTCAGACCGGCAAATCCCCATCGCCAGCGTCTACGGGGAGATCGTCGCGTTTGACGGCGAGAATGATTACAGCGCGACGCTGACGCCCTGCGCGCTGCATTGCACGGGCTGTCGGCGCACGGGCTGCATATTCTGCGGTTTCGGGGCGCACCTCGAAAAGGGCGAAAACCGATTTGAGCGCATGAAGCACACGCATCCGAAGCATTACGAGTTCTGCATTGGCGGCGGGGAATGGGACACGGATGGGCTATGGAAGCCCAATGAAAAGGGGCTCGGATACGGTCGGGTTCTGGATTACATCGGAGTGAGGTATTGACCATGTAGATCGGAGAACCATTTAGCTGGAAGCCTGCCGCATTTGAGGGCAGCAACGGCATTATGAGCGTGACCACGAAAGAGACGACTGCGCACGGGCGCGTCGTGTACATCAACGAGCGCCACCGCTACTTTACGGCGGAGGCAGAGGTAAACGGGATCAAACTCAGAGAGAGCTTCAAATTTTAACAAAAATCAGGAGGAATTTTATCATGAACAACAATCAGGACTATATCGTTCGCTGCGACCGCGCAGGCGTGTTTTTCGGCAAGATCAAGGAGAGAACCGGCTCCGAGGTTACCATGGTCGAGGTGCGTAAGCTGTGGAGCTGGGACGGCGCGTGCGCTGTTGAGCAGCTTGCACAGGACGGGACGAAAGCACCGGGCAACTGCCGTTTTACCGTGATGATTCCGGAAATGACCGTGCTGGGAGCAATCCAGATCATCCCGTGCACGGATGATGCATCGGTGTCGCTTCGCGGGGTAAAGGAGTGGAAGAGATGACGCTTGACGAGAAGCTCAAAGCCTTTCTGACTGTGAGCTCCGGCTCCGGCTACGGCTCCGGCTACGGCGACGGCTCCGGCTCCGGCTACGGCGACGGAATTAAGAGTTTCAACCGGAAAACGGTTTATCGAATTGACGGTGTCAATACGCTGATTCGTTCCGTGCGCGGCAACACTGCGCACGGGGCAATCTTGAACGGTGATTTGACGCTTACACCGTGCTACATCGTCAAGCAGGACGGTTTTTTTGCGCACGGCGAAACGCTGCGCGAAGCAATGGAGGCCTTGCGCGATAAGCTTTTTGAGGATATGCCGGAAGAAGAGCGAATTGATGCGTTCCTGCGCGAGACAGACGAGGGAAGAACGTATCCGACGCAGTACTTTTACGACTGGCATCACCGCTTGACCGGCTCGTGTGACATGGGGAGAAAGCAGTTTGCCCGAGACCGAGGTGTTGACCTTAAGCATGGCATGATGACACTGACGGAATTCTTGGAGTTGACGAAAGACGCTTATGGTGGCGATGTGATCCGACAAGTGATTAGTAAGATGCAGGAGGTGGAGTGATGGAAGATGTTTGAATTAAAACCCTGCCCGTTTTGCGGAGCCAAGGGCGTTATGCAGAGAAACGGTCACTGCTTTCGGGCATGCTGCCCAAATAGAGACTGTCCAATCGAACCGAGAACACATTGGTACCTGAATCATCTATTAGCAATCGAAGCATGGAACAGGAGGGCTGACAATGGCTGAATTCATAAGCCGCGAGGCGACAATTAATCGCATCAAAGAAGTTTATTGCATAGGCTGCAATAGCTACAACGGAGTAAGATGCCGTGCGTGCGGCACCGGTGACGCAATCGACATGATCGAGGATGCCCCCGCCGCTGACGTTGCGCCAGTGGTGCACGCACAGTGGATTGAAGATGAGAGTGGAATTATTATCTGCCCAGAGTGCAAACGGGGATATAACCTGATCGCTAAATTTACCAACTACTGTCCTGCATGCGGCGCGAAGATGGACGGAGGTGACAGCGATGAGGCTGATTGACGCTGATGAAGCATTGAGACTGTTTGGCAAAGAATACGAGAAAACGAAAGAATTGATACACAACGGTGAAACTCAGCTTGATAGTCTTGCCGAGGGATTTACAGAAGCACATCACATAATCAAGTATGTTCTTCCGTCCGTAGATGCTGTGGTCGTTACTCGGTGCAATGACTGTGTACATTGGGATGATGACCCCGATACTTATGGGACAGATGACGGCCCGAAAGGCAAATGTATGAAATCATTTGAAATGATGTGCGCAGATGGCTTTTGTAGCTACGGAAAGCCGAAGGAGGTGTAACGAATGGAATCTTTTGTTGAAGGCGTTGGAATGTTCTTTATAGCGATTGGCGGCATTGCAGCGATACTTGCAGCGTTATGCTTTTTATGGTGGCTGGTTGAGACTGCATGGATTGCAGCAAGTAACAGATTCCGCGATATTTGCAAGGCGGAAAGCCTGATTTTTGAATATCGACGAGAGCGCAAAGAATATCTGTGGTGGAAAGAGCACGTGAAAGGTAACGTATATGCTGACGATCACGATTAAAGCCAACGTCCCCGCCGCCGATGCGCAGGGCATCAAGGAGCGAATTGCAATGGACATCGAGCGATACGGCGACTGCAAGGTCGTGAGCATCGTGAGCGACCGGGGATGGGAAGAACAGATGAAAATGGAAGGAGCCAAGCTATGAGCATCAACGTAAAGAAGTACATCAAAGACCAGATGGCAAAGATGGTGGAGGACGCGCAGGCAGACGTGCAGGAATTAAAGCGGGGAAACGCCACCCTGACCGAGCAGATCAGCCAGATGAACGGCGAAGCCATCAACAATGCCAACGAGATCAAGAAGCTGAAAGCGGACTTTGATTCAGCCAAAAACTCGGCTCAGCATTTGAACGATCAGAGGCAGCAGTATTGGAGAGCGTGGCAGGCATCGAAGCGAGAAGTTGCCGACTTGGAAAACAAACTCAATAACACTGAGGCGGCGCTTGGGCGGGCGAATGCAGAGGTATCGAGAATGACGGTTGGCTGCCGACAGGTTGAAGAAGAACGCGATTATATGCATCAGCAATGGAGCAATGCTGAGCAGCGCGCCAATTACGCAGAATCCCACCCGTGGCGCAACCTGTGGGCGTGGGGTGAAGAGAAAGCTGGCGCGCCATGAGTAAACCTCGGTATAGTTGGTGGGGCTATGTAAAAGCCATTATCCGCCGCTACGACCCAGATCGAGAGCAGGAGTTGCATGGAGTGGCTTTGTTAGAAAACAACGCTGTGCGAAAAGCGGTGAGCGAAACAAGGCCAATGAAAGACGGCGAAGAGCGCTTGAAATTTATCCGCCTTGTGTTCTGGGACAAGACCCATACACTCGAAGGTGCGGCGATGGCGGTTAACTGTTCCGACCGGACGGCGAGACGATGGCATACGGATTTCATCAAGTGCGTCGCGCGGAATTACGGGCTGCTTGATGATTAAAGGTTGGCCTTAAAAAGCCATTTGCTTATGAGATAATAGAATCGCAGAGGTGTAAAAGCCTTTGCGGTTCTCTCATTTATGGCGTTCAGCCTCCTGCGCCATAGCGGGGCGCGGTGCTTTTTATCTTTTCACACCGCCCCCCCGCGATTTGCCGCACGCACGATGCAGCCCACGATCAGGGCCGAGAGGTCGCGCCTCTCATGCGGCACAGGACCCCGCGCACCTCTCGACGATGTGGCCCAGCGGGGACATGCCCACAAACTACGCTACCGGAGTTCCAGCACGTCACCGTGATTGCGCATGGTGATGGCAGTTTTAGACGGCAGCACCGCAACGAAGGGCAGAACAGGCAGCTTCCGCCCGGACGTGAGGACGCAAATGCTCATGCTGTTGGAGATGCCGGAGCGCCGACCGGCTCGTTGCGGAGATATACGGCATAGGTGCCCCGTAAGGGGAGACCACAGCGAGTGACGGGGACTTTCCCTGAAGCGCTAAAGCAGGGCAGGACTGCAATGCCGCACCAGATGTGCCCCTCGGGGCGGGTAAAGACTGCTATGTAAGGCCAAGGGGCGGGGGCTGGTAGCAAATAAAAGTGCGAGGTGGTGATGAGTGGCATTAACAGCAAAGCAAGAACGATTTGTGCAAGAATATCTTGTGGATTTGAATGCCACACAGGCAGCCGCAAGAGCAGGGTATAAGAACGCCGAGAAAGGTAGGCAGTTGGTTACGAATAGTAACGTTTCAGCTGCCATCCAAAAAGCAAAGGCGGAAAGGCAGAAGCGGACGGAAGTAACGCAGGACTATGTGATTGAAAAGCTAAAAGAAATCGCGGACAAGCCTGCGTCTGATTGCACAGAAAGCGATCTGAAATATGCGAACAAGCTAAAGGCGCTTGAGATGCTTGCAAAGCATACAGGAGTGTTTGATAAACAAGACAATTCCAGCACCGATTCCGTCGTTAAGGTGATTATCGATGTCTGATATTCGTTTGTCAGAAAAGATCGGGCCTGCGTTTTATGACATTGCACATGACATTTTCCGGCATGGTCACACGCATTACGATTTTAGCGGCGGTCGAGGTTCGTTGAAATCTTCTACGGTATCAATTATCGTGCCGCTTCTGCTGGTTGCCAATCCGGGAACGCACGCGCTTGTGCTGCGCAAGGTGGCAAACACGATCCGCGATAGCGTCTATGCCCAGTATATTTGGGCAATCGGTGAGTTGGGCATGGCGGCGTATTGGGAAGCCAAAGTCTCCCCGATGGAACTGATCTACAAGCCAACAGGACAGAAGATCATGTTCCGGGGCGCTGACGATCCCATGAAGATCAAGTCCATCAAGGTGCCGTTTGGCTACATCGCCGTAACGCACTTTGAGGAAAAAGATCAGTTTGCCGGACGCGCGGAAATCCGAAACATTTTGCAGTCGACCATGCGCGGCGGCTCGGTGTTTTGGAATTTTGAGAGCTATAACCCGCCAATTTCGCGCGACAACTGGGCGAACAAAGACAGCTTGGAGGAACGCGCCGACCGCCTGTGCCACAAGTCAACGTATCTGCAAGCGCCGCCCGAATGGCTGGGGCAGCAGTTTATCGATGAAGCAGAACACCTCAAAGAGACGGACGAGCGAGCATATCAGCACGAATACCTCGGCATTCCGGTCGGCACGGGTGGCAATGTGTTTGAAAATTTGGAGCTGCGAGAAATTACCGATGAAGAAGCTTCGCAGTTCGACCGAATTTATAACGGTGTTGACTGGGGATATTTCCCCGACCCGTGGGCATTCAATCGTTGCCATTACGACGCTGCGAGACGCACGTTATACATTTTTGCGGAAATGACCGCAAACAAGAAGCGGAACAAAGAAACGGCGGATATGCTGATTGACTATGGGCTGACCCGCGGCGATCTCATCACAGCAGACGGCGCAGAGCCTAAGAGCGTCGCGGACTATCAAAAATTCGGCTTACGCTGCATTAGCGCAAGAAAAGGGCCGGGAAGCATTGACCGATCTATGCAGTGGTTGCAAAGCTTGTCGAGCATCGTAATTGACAAGGTAAAATGCCCAAAAACGGCAGAAGAATTTATTTCCTATGAGTACGAGCGGAACCGCGATGGAGAGATCATCAGCGGCTATCCTGACGCAAATAACCACCATATTGATGCATGCCGATATGCGACGGAATCGATATGGAGGATGCCGGGTCAAAAGGGAAAGAGCGATTATACCCCCATTTGGAACAGATAGGACGGTGAGCGGCTATCAAAACATATAACGACCTCGTGTCGGTCGGTGAAAACGAGCAGGCGCGCATTGAGTTTGTCCGCAGCACGATCAATGAGCACCGCGAGAGCACAGCGTATAAAACGGCGGTGGATGCGGAGGAATACTATAACGGTCTAAATCCGACCATCAACCGCTATGAGAAGATCATCTATGATATGCAGGGTCGCAGCCACACGGATATGTGGACGGCGAACCATAAGTTGGCTAGCCATTTCTTCGGGCTGGCGGTAGATCAGGAGGTTTCGTATCTGCTGGGAAACGGTGTGACCTTTGCGGAGAAGGAAACACCGAAAAAACTATGCCCGGACTTCGATCAGGAAGTCATGGATGCGGCGCGTGAGGCGAAAATCGCAGGCGTGTCTTTTGGCTTTTGGGATTTGACGCATTTGCGCGTGTTCTCCCTGCTTGAGTTCGTCCCCCTCTATGATGAGGAAGACGGCGCAATGAAAGCCGGTATCCGGTTCTGGCAGGTGGCGCAGGATAAGCCGCTGAGAGCGACGCTGTACGAGGTCGACGGCTTTACCGAGTACTTCCAGCCGAAAAACAAAGATATGAGCGTATTGCAGGAAAAGCGCAGCTACAAGCTCGTTATCCGCAAGGCCGAAGTTGGCGAAACAGAGATTTACGACGGTGGCAATTATCCAAGTTTCCCCATCGTGCCTCTGAAAAACAACAAGCGGTGCCTATCCGAAATTGTCGGCAAGCGCAACACCATTGACGCGCTCGATCTTGCGTCCTCTAATATGGTCAACAACGTGGACGAGGGCAATTTGATCTATTGGGTGCTGTCTAACTGCAACGGTATGGACGATCTCGACGATGCGAAATTTGTGGAGCGATTGAAAACCACGCATGTCGCCCACGCCAACGGCGACGATGGCGCAAAGGTGGAGAGCAAGACCATCGAGGCTCCGTTTGAGGGAACCAGCAGCACCATTGATATGCTGAAAAAGAAGCTCTATGAAGATTTCCAGTGCTTTGACGCGGCGGCGGTATCTGCCGGGAACCAGACGGCAACGGCGATCAAGGCCAGCTATGCGCCGCTGGATCTGAAAACAGACAAGTTTGAATCCGAGGTAACGCGGTTTATTGTGGAAATCCTTCGTCTGGCAGGCATTGAGGATCAGCCGAGTTACACGCGCAATCAGATCATCAACAAGAGCGAGGAAACGCAAAATATTCTGCTGGGCGCGGCGTATTACGATGATGAATACATCACGAAGAAGCTGCTGACCATCAATGGCGATATTGACCAGTACGAGGACATGGCAAAACGGAAGGCAGCAGAAGAGATTGACCGAAGCTTTGCGGAACCGGTCGCGCCGGTGGTGAGCGGCGATGGCGAACAGTGACCTCGGCCACAAGCTGACCGACAAGGAGCTTGCAAAGCTGGAACGGCGCATTGAGAAACTATACCGTGAGGCCGGGAAGGAATTGCAAGCGACCATTGACGCATACTTTGAGCAGTTCCAAAAGCGCGACGAGGAAATGAAAGCCTTGATTGGCACCGTGCAGAACGGTAAGGAATGGGCGGAGGCCGACTATAAGCAATGGCGGCTGAACCAGATCGGGCGCGGGGAACGCTATCAGGCCATGCGTGACAAAGTGGCGCACCGCGCGACTGAAGCAAACGCCGTGGCGGTATCCTACACCAACGATGCAACGCCGGGTATCTATTCCCTTAACCGCAACTATTCGGCGTACACCATCGAGCAGGTCGCGGGAAACGTCGGCTTTGACCTGTGGGACGAGCAGACGGTCAAGCGGCTCATGGTAGAGCAGCCGGAGCTGATGCCATATTACCCGCCGAAACGCGCCTTAAAGCGCGGCATTGATCTCGCGTATGGCAAGAAGCAAATTACGGCAAGCGTCACCAGCTCCATCTTGCAGGGGAAGAGCATCAAGAACATGGCGGATGACCTGCAAAAGCGGATCACCACCATGAGCCGGGGCAGCGCTATCCGCACCGCCAGAACCGCCGTGACCGGCGCGCAGAACGCCGGTCGCATGGACAGCTATGCGGCGGCGGAGAAGATGGGCATCAAGCTCAAAAAAGAATGGTTGGCCACGCTGGACGCGCGTACACGTCACTCTCATGCCATGCTTGACGGCGAACAAGTGGCGCAGGACAAGAAGTTTTCTAACGGTTGTCGTTTTCCCGGAGACCCGCAAGGGCCACCGTGGGAGATATATAACTGCCGCTGTACGCTGATTGCCGCCGTGGAGGGCGTAGATACCTCATCGGCGCAGAGACGCGCCAAAAACGCCGATACGGGGCAAACAGAGGTTATTTCGAATATGACCTATGCGGAATGGGCGGGGTGGAAGAAAGCGGAAGCGAAAAAGGGAAATAAAACCTTTAATACAGTCAAAGAGGCTGAGGCGTGGATACATGACCAAGGTATTGATTTTGTCATGCTTAATGGGGCCGATGCCAAAACAGCAAGTACAATCGCTAATGCGGTAAACACGCTCCCGCCGGGGATAACCCCTAAAGCCATTACGGATTTGACAAGTTTCAAAAAAGGATTTGGGGGAAAATTGCAACGGAAAGACGCTCAAATTTACGGTGTTACGCTTGATAACCTCTGGGGGATAAATTTCGGAGATGGCATGAGGGATTATGACGGCGGCGTTATGGTTGGTTTTAACTTCCGAAATTACAAAAATGCTACCGCTATTGCGAAATCAAAAGAAGATACAAATAAGCGGTATATGGAAAAAACAGGGAATATGTGGCACTTTAATTTGAGCGGAGAAGCTACATATTATCACGAAATAGGACACGCATATGCGGAACTAAAGCGTGAATTGCCAACGGGATTCCATGAGGCGGTGCAAAAGTGGTACAAAGAAAGCCAATGCGATATTTTGCAAAAGGATAGCGAAGCATGGGCGGAAGCGTGGGCGGCATATCACCTTGGGGATAGTAGACTACCAGATTATATAGCTGAATTTATAAAGGGGGTATATTGATGCAATGTATTCCGCTCTGCCTTGATTGCAAAAACTGGGGAGCGAATGATGAATGCCCATATTACACCCCAATCCCACCCGAAATTAAATTGAGAGAACAACTATGCAAGCACTATACGGGCGGGGAATATACCGTGTTTTCTGAGGAGAAAAAATGAGCGTTACAATCGAAGACCACAGTGCGGAGGTTTCCGCTGAAATCAAGGCGGCACTGCTGCGGGGGCTTGAAAAATGCGGGCGGGTGGCAGAGGGATATGCAAAAAAACTGTGCCCCGTTGACACCGGCAATTTGCGGAACAGCATTACTCATGTGGTAGACGAGCAGGAACCGGCGGCGATCATTGGCACGAACAATGAGTATGCCGCTTACGTCGAGCTTGGCACGGGCATTTACGCCGAGGGCGGCGGCGGACGGCCTACACCGTGGGTGTATCAGGACGCAAAGGGCAACTGGCACTACACGCGCGGCAACAAGGCACAGCCGTTTTTGAAACCAGCTGCCGCCGACCATGCGGGACAGTATCGGGACATTCTGGAAAGCGAGCTGAAAAATGGATAACGAGACCATCAAGGCCATCGAGGCCATTATACGGCGCGGCAATGACGCGGAGATCCGGCGCAAGGGCGACGGGTATATCGTATTAGAGGTAAAAAAGACAATCAAATATTCAACTTCCGCGTAATAGGGCGCGGGAAAGGGCAATAGGAGCCAGCTACCGAGTTTTTCTCGGTGGTTGGCTCTTTTGTTTTAGGTAAAACCCGCGAAGCATAGCGGTTTTTATACAACGTTCGCCCCGAAGAATTGGGGCCAAGGAAAAGGAGAACGAATAACATGGCGAAATTTACGAGAGCGGAAATTAGGAACATTCTCGGCGAGGCTTGCACCGAAGAGATCGAAAATCGTTTGGTTGCGCTGCATCTGGGCGTGGTCGACCCCCTCAAGGACGATCTCACAAAGTACAAGGCGGACGCGGAGAAGCTGCCCAGCGTCCAGAAGCAGTTGGATGATCTCAAGGCAGCGGGTGACGGCGGCTATAAGGAAAAGTACGAGAAGGAACACTCGGCCTTTGAAACTTACAAATCCGACGTCACGGCAAAGGAGAGCAAGGCGGCAAAGGAAAAGGCCGTGCGCGCTTACTTTGAGAGCAAAAACATCACCGGCGCGAATCTCGACCTTGCGATGCGTGGTTGCGGCGAGGAAATGGCCGCATTGGAGCTGGACGGCGAGAAGATCAAGGACACCAAAAGCCTTGATGCACTTGTAGACGGTACCTACAAGGGGCTTGTCTCCACCACGCAGACAAAGGGCGCGAATCCCGCCACTCCCCCGGCGAATACCGGCGGCGGCGCAATGACCAAAGATCAGATCATGGAGATCAAAGACAGAGCGGAGCGCCGCGCGGCGATTGCTGCAAATATCAATCTTTTTGAAAATAAGAACGGAGGCTAATTATGGCTGATGAAACCAATCTGATCAAGAAAAATGACCTCGCCCGCGTGCGCGAGATCGAATTTACCGAAATGTTCGGTTACTCCATCAAGAAGCTGATGGAGGCATTGGGTGTGACCCGTAAGATCGCAAAGCAGGCCGGCACTGTGCTTAAGAGCTACAAGGCGACCGGCACGCTTGATAGCGGCGTTGTGGCCGAGGGTGACACTATCCCCCTTTCCCACTACAAGACCGAGGCTGTGAACTACAAGGAGATCACGCTCAAGAAGTGGCGCAAGGCCACCTCTGCCGAAGCGATCACCGACCGCGGCTACGATCAGGCCGTGGAAATGACCACCGACGAAATGCTCAAGGATGTGCAGAAGGGCATCCGCAAGAGCTTCTTTGACTTCCTCTCGACCGGCACCGGCGCGGTGAGCGGTAAGAACTTCCAAACCGTTCTGGCGCAGGCATGGGGAAATCTGCAGGTCCTTTTCGAGGACGACGAGATCGGCGCGGTCTACTTCATGAACCCCCTTGATGTGGCGGACTATCTGTCTACTGCTAACATCACCGTGCAGACCGCTTTCGGCATGAGCTATGTCGAGAACTTCCTCGGCCTTGGTACCCTTATCATGAACGCCAGCGTTCCCAAGGGCAAGATTTACGCCACCGCCAAGGACAACATCGTGCTGTACTACATTCCCGTCAACGGCGCTGACCTTCAGGAGGTATTTACCTTTACCACCGACGCCACCGGCTACATCGGCATCCATGAGGAGCCTGATTACACCAACATGACCGCATCGGACACCGTCATTAACGGCATGGAGCTGTTTGCCGAGCGCATTGACGGCGTGGTCGTCGGCACTATCGACAACGGCACGCTCGGTTCCCTGACGGTCACCTCTGCCGCTGGCTCCAAGAGCGGCGATACCAAGCTGACCGTATCTCCGAAAAAGGCTGCGGCGGGTAACAAGTATAAGTATGCGTCCGGCGCCTCTGCCGCGACCGTCGCTTACGGCGACAACGTTGCCGGTTGGAACGATTGGGACGGCAAGAGCGATCTGACCATTGCGACCGGCCAGACCGTGACCGTGGTCGAGTGCGACGGCAACTACCACGCGCTCAAGAGCGGCAACGCGAGCGTGACCGCAAAGTGATAGGGAGGGCGGCGTGATGCTTGAACAGGTCTTACGACACTTGAACAACTGGTTCCTCGTTGGCATTCACGAGGGCACGTTCACCGTGGAGAATGGCAGCATTACGCTGCCCTTTCTCCTGACCAATCAATATTTCCGCATCTGTGGTTCCGTGTTCAACGATGGCTTGCACAAGTATCCGGCGGCTGACCTGACGGACGAAACCTTTACCGGTACGGTGTGGGCGCTAGCGGTGCCAAAGGCTGTGGTTGCGCTTGCCGAAGATATCGCCGCGTGGGAAGAAAAGAATGGGGAGGCCGTTGTAAGCCCGTATCAAAGCGAGAGCTTCGGGGGCTACTCCTACACCAAACGCAGCGCAGGAAGCGACGGCGGCACGTTAAACGGCTGGCAGGACGCTTTTAGAGGCCGGTTAAATGACTGGCGAAAGATCAAGGGGGTGGAGCCGTAATGCTGTTGGATGCGTTTGGTAAAAAGTGTGTTCTGATTGAAAAGAAACGCACGGCCGACGGCGCTGGCGGCTATATCACGGAATGGGTTGACGGCGCCGAGTTTCTCAACTATCAGGCGCTTGATACATCCATGGAGGCCCGGAGGGCGGAACAGGAGGGCGTGACCTCGGTGTATTCCGCGCTGGTCAACCGGAACGTGCCCATTGAGTACAACGATTATTTCCGGGATGGGGAAACGGGGCTGACCTACCGGGTGACGTCGAACCCGGAGGAAAAGGCAGCTCCGAAATCTGCCGGACCGGCAATCCGGGCGCTTAAATTCTTCACTGCGGAGCGAAAGGAGCTGCCGAAATGACAAAGGATAAAGCGCTCCATGCGTGGTTTTCTCAATTCCTTCCTGCGTATCCAACTTCCAATGTGCCGGAGGACGCGGTGTTCCCATGGCTGACTTACGAGCTGATCACAGGCTCATGGGAGAGCGGCGAAATCGCGCTGACGGTGAATCTTTGGTACTACACGGAGGGCGAGGCGGTTCCAAATGCAAAGGCGCAGGAGATCGCCGACGCCATCGGCATGGGCGGATGCATGGTGCCGTATGACGGCGGGGCGATGTGGATCAAGCGCGGCTCTCCGTGGTGTCAGAACATCGCGGACGAAAGCGATAAAAACATCAAGCGGCGGTATCTCAACATTACGGTGGAATACCTGTCGCAAAACTGATGAAAGGACAACGACATGAAATTTACAAAAATTCCTTCTGATGCGTTTCAGAAGCTTCAGATCAATGCGGGCATTCTGACGACCGACTTCACGCCGGCCTCCGGGGAAATCGGAGCGGATGGACAGATCGGCGCGACGACCGGAGGCGTGACCTTTACGGCGACGCCGACCTTCTCCGACTTCGGCGAAGACATTGACAACTGCCCGAAGAACATGAAGGAGTTTAAGCGGCAGGACATGGTCGAGGCGAAGATGTCCGGCACCTTTATCAACGCCGACACGAAAACGGCAAAGCTGCTCTGTGGCGCGGCGGACATTGACACGAGCGACACGACGAAGGTCGTTCCACGCACGGACCTCAAGGACAGCGACTTCACCGACCTGTGGCTGGTAGGCGATTACTCCGACAAGAACGGTGCAAAAAACGGCGGCTTTATCGCTATTCACATGCTCAACGCGCTTTCCACGGGCGGCTTTCAGCTCAAGACGGCGGACAAGGCTAAGGGACAGTTTGCCTTTGAGTTTACGGCGCATTATTCCCTTGCCGCGCAGGACAAGGTCCCGTATGAAATTTACATCAAGGCCGGAACGGAGGAAACGGCATGAAGCTTTCCGACATTCAGGGTGAGCGCGTCTTTGACGTCATTGCGGATATCATTGATCCGATTGCCAACATTGCGGAGGACGAACAGGCTTCCGCGATGTTTCGGCGGGAAAAGCTGCCGGAAGGCATGACGGTGAAGCAGTTTGCGACGCAGAGGGCGCGAAAAGCGCTCCCCGCGCTGCTCAAGGGGCACAAAGGCGACATCATTGCCATTCTTGCCTCTATTGAGGGCGTGAGCACGGAGAGCTACAAGGGCGCGCTGAACCTCGTCAAGCTGATGCGCGACGCGACGGAGCTTTTGACCGATGAAGCATTCGGCGCGCTTTTTCTCTCAGCGCAGAGCGGGAAAACCTCTGGCTCTGCGCAGGAGAATACCGAGGGCAAAGGAGAATAAAGCCGTTCCTGCGATACTGCACAGCGCGGCTCAATGAAAAAGCGAAAACCGAGGCGTACCGCATCTATGTGACCGACGCGCTGCGCATTGTGGCCGAAAACACGGCGCGATACGCGGGCGGGAACTACATCAAGGCGCGATATGCGGACATTATTGAGCCGAAAAAGCAGGACAACAGAACGTGCGAAGAGATTACCGCCGATGTGGTCGCGCGGTGCGGATTGGTGGTGAAACATGAATCTACTTGATTTATTTGTCAAAATCAGCGTAGACGACGGAGACGTAGACAAGGGCTTTTCAGAGACGAGCAGCAAAGCGGAAACGCTTGCAGGGAAACTGAAAGGTGGGCTTGCTACGGCGGCAAAGGTCGGCGGCGCTGCGATTGCGGCGGCTGGTGCAGCTGCGGTCGCAATTACAAAGCAGGCTGTAGAAAATTACGGTGAGTATGAGCAGCTGGTCGGCGGCGTGGAAACGCTGTTCAAGTCCTCTGCCGATACCGTCATGCAGTACGCCGCGAACGCATACCAGACGGCGGGCATGAGCGCCAACGAGTACATGACCACCGTAACGGCGTTTTCTGCGTCCCTGCTGCAATCGATGGGCAACGACACGGATGCGGCAGCGGAAAAGGCAAATCTGGCCATTACCGACATGTCGGACAACGCAAATAAGATGGGTTCGAGCATGGAATCTATCCAGAACGCTTATCAGGGATTCGCCAAGCAGAACTACACGATGTTAGATAACCTCAAACTCGGCTATGGCGGCACGAAGGAGGAAATGCAGCGTCTTTTGGACGATGCGAACGCCTTAAACGCCGCGCAGGGCAATTACACCAATTACACCATCGATAGTTACGCGGATATCGTTGACGCTATCCATACCGTGCAAACGGAAATGGGCATCACGGGCACAACGCAGCTGGAAGCCAGCACGACGATCCAAGGGTCTATCGCGTCGATGAAAGCGGCGTATGGCAACTTTATCACGGGGCTGGGTGACGAAAACGCCGACATGGCGGAACTCACCACGAACCTCTTAGGAAGCACCGTGACGGTTGCGGAAAACCTTCTGCCGGTCGTTGAGAAAATTCTTGAAAACATCGGCGTTGTGGTGCAGGAAAAAGGGCCGGAGATGATTGAGAAATTTGTTGGCTATGCCGTCGAAAAATTGCCGCAGGTCATTGAGCTTGGCATGAAGATGGTATTGGCGATCGTCAGCGGCCTTGCTGAGAATTTGCCGCAAATCGTTCGGTCGGTGCTTGACATGATGGCGACCATTGTAAAAACCTTCGTTTCCTCGCTCCCCGATATCGTAGATGTCGGTAAACAGATTGTGAAGGGCTTGTGGGAAGGCATCAAGGCAATGGGCAGCTGGATCAAGGAAAAAGTCGGCAGTTTCTTCTCTGGAATTGTTTCAGGTGTGAAAAACAAGCTGGGGATCCATTCTCCGTCCCGCGTGTTTGCGGGAATCGGCGAGAATATGGCGCTGGGTCTTGGTGAGGGCTGGGACAACGAGTATGACAGCATTAAGCGCGGCATCACTGGCGGTCTGGACTTCGGCGCGGCGCAGATCGGCGCGGAGCAATCTTTCGGCGGTCAGATGCGCAGCGCGCTATCTTCCCTCGGCGGCATGGGCGGGGATATCAACATCGTTGTGAAGTCTGTGCTTGACGGGAAGGTAATCGGCGAGACGGCATATAAATACAACAGGCAGCTCCAACGAGCAATGGGGGTGTAAATGGATATCATGCTGAAGCTCGGCACGCTGGATGTACACGAGAAGGTGTCCACCTACAACGTGCGGCGAGAGGTGAGCTATAGTAAGGTCATCACAACAATGGATGACACGGAGCACGCGGCCCGCTCGAAGGACAGATACATTGTGGAGACATCATTTTTCCCGATGACGGAAGCCGAATCCACGGCATATTACAATGCGTTGATGGGGGATACCGTAAGCGTGACGTTTACCGACCCTTATAGCGGCGCGGGCACAGTAAAGACCATGCGCGTAACAAGCGACTTGGAAGCCGCGTTCGCTCTGGTCAGCGTGGATGGTAATCGGCGCTATAAGGGCGGCGCGGTACAGTTGAGGGAGATTTAATGCACAGCGTAAGTGATTTATACTTAACACTGCTTGCTGACCGAAATCATCGTGTAGAAACCAAATTAAGCATTGCGGGGGTGGAATATAGTCAAGCGGACATCGTAAAAAATAGTTTACGAGTGTATGGCGGGCTGTATTCCACCTTTGGCATTGGGAATTGTTCGGCGCGGCAGATCGACGTCGAGTTTTACCCAAAAGGCGCGATTCCACGGCAGGCAAAAATCGAAGTATTTGCGCGGCTGGTACTCGGCGAGCAGGTGAGCGAGTGGATTCCCAAAGGCGTGTTTTTCTTTTCCACGCGCAAGACCGACCGGGTCACGGGCGTTTTGAGTGTGCATGGGTATGATGCGATGCTCAAGGCGGAAGATACATGGCTCGACAGCAGCTATGACGCGGAAACATGGCCGATGCCTGCGGTGACGGCGGTCGCCGACATCGCGGCGCGCATGGGCGTTGCAGTGGATAGCCGCACGGTATTGGATGCGGCGTTCCCGGTGCAATATCCCGTGGACAGCGAGGGAGACATGACGATGCGCGAGGCGCTTGGGCGTATTGCGGTCGCCAACGCGGGAAATTGGACCATCACGGACGAGGGGAAGCTGCTGCTGGTCGGGTTGAACTCCATGCCCGCTGAAACTAATTATCTTATCACGGAGACCGGCGGCGCCATCACCTTTGGTGGCGTGCGCATCCTCGTGTAAGGAGGGGCAACATGGACAAAACCTATTTAGGGCGGCGGCTGGCGGAGTTTTCCCCGGGCATCGCGTCGCAGCCCATTACTAAAGTCGAGCTGCTCGACGAGAACGGCGATGTGGTTGGTGTGTCCGGATCGGACACCGGACGGACGTTGACGGCCTTGCAGCCGGACGGCACGAATGCAATGGCGGCGGCAATCCTCGCCAAAGTCTCCGGCTACAAGCACATCGGCTACGAAGGCAGCGAGGCACTGCTTGATCCTGCGGTAGAGCTTGGCGACGCGGTGACGGTAGACGGGATTTACGTGCCGCTCATCGCGCTGGACATGACGTTTGATCCGATGCTCGCGCCGGACATCTCCGCGCCGGACGCGGACGAGATTGACGACGAGTACCCGTACAAATCGCCGACGCAGCGGCAGATCGAGAGAAATTTTGCAAAAGCTCGCTCCCTCATCACCAAGACCAGCGAAGAAATCATGCTCAAGGTCGAGGGCATCGACGGCAAATACACCGAGGTCAAAACCACGCTGGACGGCCTGACTATCTCCGACGCGAGCGGCACGACTAAGATCAAGGGCAGCAGCATCGAGACAAGCACGCTGTATGTTGACGCAGCCAACATCTCCGGCAAGCTCACGGCTAACCAGATTCAGGCGAGCAGCATTTCCGTGGGTGACTTAAAGGATGGATCGTCTTACGCGACCAAGACTTACGTTGACAGCAACGCGGGACTGAGCGCAAGCGAGGTCGACAGCGCGATCGCAACGTACATTGACAGCACTTCTATCACAGCGAGAAAGTTACGAGGCCAGACGGTGGAACTGCTGGCTAACAGCAATACCAAAGTGGGCGAAATTTCGCTTGTCGAGACGAACGTTGACTACGGTATCGGCATCAAAACCCTCTATGGCGGTATCAAGCTGGAATCGGCGACCAATGTATACCTAAAAGCCAGCGGCCCCTACGGTGGATTTATCACGCTGTCCAACAACATTGTGTCGCTCGGCGGCGGCGAGCTGTATATCGGCAGCCAGATGTACGGAGATAACTTACCGGCTGGCAGCTGGGGAAAACTGTTTTTCCTCCGTCAGGTGAGGTGACGCATGGCAAGTTTTAGCGTCAGCGTTACGGCGACGGGGTCGACGACAGCCGTTCTCAACGGCACATTTTACGGAGACAGCTACCATGATCGAGCGCGTGCGATCTACGTGACCGGCATTCTGGGGTACGGGTATTACTTGACCTCGAACGAGGATTCCGGCACGAACAACACGTTTACGGATTCGTTCGACGGACTTACCCCCGGCGAAACCTACGATTGGGAGGCAGTGCTCTGCTATTGGGACACCAACCTCAATCAATGGGTGGAGACCAGCTATTCCGACAGCGGATCGTTTACCACAGAGGGCGGCGGCACTTCGGGCGGCGCTGTGTACATCTACACGGATATGTGGCGAGCGTATACGCCATACATCTACACGGACACGTGGAGACCCTACAACGCAGAAATCTACACCGACTCTTGGTGGGAGTCGGGATAAGGAGGCACTATGACAAAGCAGGCAATGCAGATCCTTGACAGCGCATTTAATACGCTGTCCTTGGTGATGATCTCCGCGAACGACGCGGAGAAGATGGCAAAGGTCAAGGGAGAGCTGAGGCAGGCATATGCGATCCTCGAGCGGCTTGACCAGCAGGCGGCGCACGTCCCCGCAGAGCCGCCCGCCAAAGAGGGCAAGACGAAGCTCGAGAAAGAAAGCGAGGTAACTGATGGCTGATAAAGCAATTTCCGACCTCACGCAAGCATTACAGATTACCAACGAAGACCTGTTTGTGCTTGAGCAGAGCGGCGAGGCGAAGAAGCTGAAAGGCTCGCAAGTCGTGCAGTACGCCAAGGATTCCGTCGCGGCGGAGGTGCAGGGTGTTAAGGCATACGCTGACAGCGCCAAGGCATCGGCTGATGCGGCGGCTGCATCGGCTGAAAAGGCCGCGGGCGCTGCACAGGGCATCGACGACAAGGTTGCGGCGGCAGATGCGTCCGCAAAGGCGGCGGCATCTTCTGCGGCGGCGGCGGCTGCATCTGCGACCGGCGTTGACGAAAAGGTACAGGCCGCGCAGACGGCGGCAACCAATGCGGCAAAGTCTGAGACGGCGGCAAAGGAAGCACAGACCGCTGCCGTCAACGCACAGAAAGCGGCGGAGACCGCTAAGACCGGAGCACATGCCGCTAAAACGGCGGCGGAATCGGCACAGGAAGCCGCAGAGAGCGCAAAGGACGCGGCAGCGGGTAGTTCGACCGCTGCGGGGCAGAAAGCGACACAGGCCGCTCAGAGCGCCGAGGACGCGGCATCTGCCAAGTCTGCGGCGGAGACCGCAAAGACCGACGCGCAGGCGGCGCGCGACGCCATCGTCAACATGATCGTCGAGGCGGTCACGCTTGAGACGGGCAAGCCCGCCACGGTGAGCAAGTCCCTCGTGGACAATGTTTACAAGCTGGCCTTCGGCCTGCCGCGCGGCGAGACGGGCGCTCCCGGCCCAAAGGGCGCACCCGGCAACGGCATTTCCGGCATCGCGCTCAAGAGCGGAACACATGCCCCCGGCACAAGCGACGTCTATACCATCACCCTGACGGACGGCACGACGTTTGACTTCGAGGTCTACAACGGCGCGAACGGTCAAGGTGCGGGCGATATGCTTGCAAGCGTCTACGACCCGCAGGGCAAGCATCAAGACGTGTTTGCATACGTTGACAATGCTATCAAGGACGTCAAAGTAACTACTGACGCAACGCCTACGCAGGGCAGCGCAAACCCCGTGCAGTCTGGCGGCGTGTACTCGGCGCTCGCCAATAAGCTGGACAAGACCGGCGACGGCAGCAACGTCACGGCAGCGTTCACGGCAGCTGCCACGCGGGTAAACGTTGCGACGGGCGAAAAGCTGTCTGTGCTGTTTGGCAAAATCGCCAAGTGGTTTGCCGATTTGGGCGCGCTGGCCTTTAAGTCTACGGTTGCTAAGAGCGACCTTGCGCAGGACGTGCAAACGTCCCTCGGCAAGGCAGACAGTGCATTGCAGAGCGTCAGCAAAAGTGACGTTGGTCTTTCCGACGTTGCAAACGAGCGGCAGTATTCCCTCGACAACCCGCCGCCGTACCCCGTGACGAGCGTCAACGGCAAGACGGGCGCGGTAAATGTTCCGTCCGTGAACGTGCCGAGCACCACCTCCCTCCTCAAGGGCAACGGCTCGGGCGGCATCGTGGCAGCGACGCGCGGCAGCGACTACATCGCGAGCGGCAACATTACCAAGCAGACACTCGTGAACGTTGAGACAGACCCGACGGAGAACTACGCCATCAACTGGCTGTTCGGCTAAGGAGGGAGACATGGCGAACAAAGCGATCAGCACGCTGACGGTTGGCTCGTCCGTGTACCTCAACGTCGGCGGGGTGCGGAAGGAATTCCTTGTAGTGCATCAGGGCCTGCCGAGCAGCCTGTATGATGCGAGCTGCGACGGCACGTGGCTGCTGATGAAGGACCGCTATGAGCAACGACAGTGGCACAGTTCCGACGTAAACAAGTACGAAACCAGCGATGTCAACACTTACCTTAACGGACCATTCTTCAACCTATTCGACAGCAATATCCAAGGCATTATCAAACAGGTGAAGATCCCGTATTTCAAGAGCGGCGTTGGCACTCAAAACGGCGCGAACGGTTTGACTGCGAAGATTTTCCTGTTGTCTGGCAACGAAGTCGGTTGGACGACCGGCGACGACAGCTACTTCCCGGCTGACGGTGCGAAGCTCGCATACTTCGAGAGCGGAACCGGCACGTCCGCCAACAACAAGCGTATTGCGTACCTGAACGGCTCGGCCGCCATCTGGGGGCTCCGCTCCCCATACGCCGTCTTCAACAAACACGTGTGGTCCGTCAACAGCGCCGGTAACTTCAACTACCGCAACGCATCCACCACCGTCAGCATCCGCCCCGCGCTCATTCTCCCGTCCACTACCCTCGTGGACGACAGCGGCAACGTTGTCACCGTCGACCTCACCGCGCACAAAACGCTCATCAACGGCACGGTCTACACCGTGCAGGGCGGGAAGTGTATGGTGGGCGGCACGGTGTACAACATCCTCAAGGGCAGGACGCTTATCGGCGGGACGGGGTATGACATCAACTTTGAGCCGTCTTACGACCCTGTGTTTGCCAACAATACATGGGAGCAGATCATCGCGGCGTGCCACAACAACGAAGTGCCGGAAACGTGGAAGGTAGCAGACCAAAAGCCCATGACCATCAACGGCGTGGACTACCAGATCGACATCATCGGCAAGAACCACGATGGCTATTCAGACGGCTCCGGCAAGGCTCCGCTGACGTTCCAACTGCATGATTGCTACGCGGACACAAAGCAGATGAACAGCTCGGACACCAACCGCGGCGGCTGGACGAGCTGTGCCATGCGAAGCACACATCTGCCTGCCATTCTGGCGCTGATGCCGATAGAAGTACAGAACGGCATCCGGGAGGTGAATAAGCGGACAATGTTGAGCAGCAGCATCCTCCCAAAAACCACGGCGGACAAGCTGTTCCTGCTGAGCGAGATTGAGATTTTCGGCAGCGTCACTTATTCCTATAAGGGCGAGGGAACGCAGTACGACTACTACAAGGCGGACAACAACAAAAAAAAGACCCGAAACGGCATCAAGGCCGAATGGTGGGAGCGCTCTCCGAAAAACAGCGACTCCGAGAAGTTCTGCCTTGTCGGCCTCAACGGCATCGCCGACGCCAACTTCGCGAGCGAGGAGATGAGCGTGGCCTTCGGCTTCTGTTTCTAAAGAAAGGACTGATTATTTATGGCAACTTACATCAAAGTCAACAACACCGAATACCCCGCAGAGATCAACGGCAACCCCAAAGACCGCGCGTGGGGCGACCGTGACACCAAGACCATCACACTCACGATGACCACCACCGAGGTTGCGGCGCTGCTGCCCGACAACACGCCGTGGAGCATCGTGCAGCGCGAGACGGTGGACAAGCTCGACAACGACGGCAATCCCACGGGCGAGACCAAGGAGGTCGTCAACGAGTGGGACAACAGCGAATACAGCCTGAGCGGGGCCATCACCGACCACCGCGACGGCACGGTCAGCATCAAGATGGGCAAGCCTACGGAGACGGAGAACGCCAAAGCGACCGTCACCGCCCTTGCGGGTGAGCCGGTCACATACGCCCGCGCGGTGAAGCTGCGCCCCATTATCGAGCAGGCAGCGGTCAGCCTGAGCGACGGCGAGGCGGCGAGCGTGCCGGAACTCATCACAGCATGGGCATACCCCGTCAAGTACAACGAGGGCGAACGCAGAAGCTACAGCGGCAAGGTGTATAAGTGCCGTCAGGCGCATACCTCGCAGGCCGACTGGACGCCGGACAAGACGCCGAACCTCTGGGTGGTCATTGACGCCGAGCACGCGGGCACGCAGGACGACCCCATCCCGGCCGCGCGCGGTATGGAATACGAGTACGGCAAGTACTACCTCGACGGCGAGGACAGCAAGGTGTACCTCTGCGAGCGCACGGGCGAGCAGGCAGGCGGCAAGATCACGCTGCAATACCTGCCGCACGAGCTTGTCGGCAACTATTTCAAGGCGGTGTAATACGCCGCAGAAAGGGAGCGGGATATGGATAATGCAAAGCATTATGACGACGCGGCAATTGCGCTTATCGAATCGAGGTGCAAGAGCAACACGCACCGAATCGACGAGTTACAGGAGCACCAAAGCGCGCTGGACAGGCTGGTAACGTCGGTCGAGGTGCTGGCCACGAAGCAGGAGACCGTGGAGGGCGACGTCAAGGAGATCAAGGAGGATGTGAAGACCATCACGGGCAAGGCGGGGAAACGCTGGGACAGTTTGGTCGACAAGGCTCTCGCGGCGCTGGCGGG